GAGCAGGACCGGTATCAAAAATATTTTTATTTACACTATTTCGTGTAAGCGTGACGGGATTTTGGAGTACTATTTTACTAGAATCTAGACGACTGAAATTACAACTTCCGGTAGGTTTATAAGATGTGTCTAAACAAAAATTATATGTAAAATATTGAGTGTAGTACGGTGTGTCATAATCTACATTATAATCAATTATACCATATTTACTTCCATAGTACAACTGAACTGTATAAAAAAATGTAGGTGACATTTTTTCCAAAAGAAATGTTCCATTTAATACAATACTTGCACTGTCAAATGACCAACTTATGTTATCACATTTATCACCGTTCAATGGTACACCGAAATAAATGCTTTTGATAGGGTGATTAAAAACTGATAAATCTAATGTTGGACTGCTACTCGTAGTTTTTTGAACCTGTGTAACAAGTATGTTGATTGGATTTTTGACTATGGTTTTCCTGTCTTCCGTATCCATAAATATATAATTTCCGTACACACTAAGGTTCACTGCATTTGTTACATTTGGACCCCAATAGCACCTGATTTCAACCTGATGATACTGGAGAGCCAGTAACGGGAGAAACATATTGTTATCACAAAAAAAGAAGTGTAAAGGGAAAAATTTTGTATTTGTCTGAGATATATAGTTGTTTATAGTTTGAGATTTTGTCTGTGTTTCCGCCATGTAAATCTGCCATACTTCAGCCATGAAATCATACGTCTGCGAATCTATCATCTGACCTCCTATATACAATTCAAACCTGCTACCTAACAAACTTGTGTGTAGATTACTTCCTTCTAACCATACTTTATCTATAAAATCTCCCTGGTTTTTCAGTATAATTGTCGAAGTCCCATTATTCTGGATAGGACCCAAAAAATCAAGCTGATACGGAGATTGTGAAAAATTTCTATGTTTTGCGTATACTGTCCTGAATAAAAATTCACCATTTGTAGAATCAGTTATATAAGCATCTTGGACCCCCTTTGACACTAATTCAACTAGTGCACCGGACATTTACATATTAAACGATAAAAGTTTGAAACTTTATTGAGCACCTGGTGGTTACACCAACCCCAGGACCCTCTCGATGACGTCGTCGCACAGGTCCTCGCACCGCTTGAAGTAAAAACTGATGAGGCGCTTGCGGGCCGTGACACGATGACTCCTCATACACTTCCTCCGAAAGTCCTCGGCGTACTCAGCCAACTCGGGGACCTCATCGAGGCTGCTAGACATGCCCGACACGAGGTCCTGTACGCGGTCGTCGTTGTAGCACACAGACGCGTTCAACTTGATGAGCTCGGTGCACATCATCAAGTACGTGCAACAGTCACGCTTGATGATGTCAGATAGGTACTTCACAAGGTACTTGGGTGGTTTGATCCAGAGACCTTCCTGTAAGCGCGCTAATTGCAGTATTACAATGTCCGCCGACACATTGTGGTACGGCAGCATTAACACCTTGCCGATGAACAGGATGCTCGAGGGCCACCCAACTGGTGGGGTGTACAGGGGTACTGGAGTCTGATCGATGTGGGATCGGCAATACTCTGCATGCGCCCTGCTCTTGCACGGACGACCACGCTGATTGATACCCTTGCACATCTTTATATGTAGTCCTAGGTACTTTTAAGACGCGTTTTTGACTGGATGGGATGCTTCCACATCGGGCGAGGACTCGGACGCCTGAGGCTTCTTTTCATCTTCGCCCTCCACCAAGACGCCTTCGTCAACGTAGGTTCCGTCGCGAATCTTTTTTATGTCAACCATCAACTTTTTAAGAATTGTGTTGTTTGTCGTCTCGAAAATTTTAATCAACGACGCCAAAGCGTTCACCCCGGCCCCGACCCACACGAGCGCCTTGATGTCGTAACCCGCTGCAATTGTGGTGAGAAGGATGCCAGAAGTCTGAACCACGTGAAAGATATAAATGAGAATCGTGTTGCTAAAGTTGAGACACTGTCTCTTGGAAAGAAACCTCTTGAGATCTGCGAGCTGGTTTGCGTCAAATATGTTGCTTATTTCGAGGGCAATTTCTTGTTTGGTTGTCATTTTTATTATTCACGTATAATAAAATGCAGATATTTGTGAAAACTCTCACAGGGAAAACGATTACACTCGAGGTTGAATCAAGTGACACGGTCGAAAACATCAAGGCTAAGATTCAGGATAAAGAAGGAATACCACCGGACCAGCAACGTCTCATATTTGCTGGAAAACAGCTCGAGGACAACCGGACCCTTTCAGACTACAACATTCAGAAAGAGTCGACGCTTCATCTCGTTCTCAGACTCCGTGGCGGAGTGTTCATTGAGACACGTTTTTAGACACTAACCGTTTTTAAAAAGAGTTAGCGAACGGTCACCAAGACGGTGCGCGGAGGAACCCTGTCCCGTCTGGAAGACTTTCGCTGACGCTTTGTAGGTGGTTGTTGGACAGCGAGAGGAGCCTCTTTGCGCTTTGAGGTGGTGAAGAGTGACGTGGTGATCGAAGAAGCCCGATTCTGAATGCTCCAGAAATCAAACCCGTACCGAAGAGACTCCATCTTTATCATTAGTGTACGTATATCTTGAGTATAGTTCGGACAAGTTTTTTTTTGTATAGTAACAGTACATGTCAAGTGTACTTCAAGGAGCATATAACGCCACCGCGTCGGTGGGTACTGCGGTTTCATATGTCAGTCTTGTAGGAGGTATTGTATTTTCTATCATAATTTTTATTATTGGGTTTGTATTTTTATTTGCAAAACCAATTCCAGGCGACGATAGTAGCAAAAAGGATCCCATGAACAATTACATTGGAGGAGGTGCGATTATTTTTGGTTTCATAGTTTTAATTTTTTCGATACTGTCATTCTATTTAATTAAAAAGTCAAAACCCCTCGCCGCTATTGCAGGAACTGAAAACATTGTAAATGTAGTAGAAGGTGCGTTTCAAAAACCCAACAATTCATTCGGAAAAAATAGCACCCCAATCAGTGCGTAGTGTACTGAGAACATGACGAACGTTCGCCTTTTTATTGTTCTGTAAAATTGAGTACACCTGTTGTATTTTTTGACTTTTTCTACAAAGTGGACATGATACATTCATCTTGTACCAGTCATCTAAACATTCCTTGTGAAACTTGTGCTGACAAGAAGTTTCACAAGGGTTGCTACAGATTTCTTCGAGACACACGGCACACTCCATTTATTGAATCAGGTGGTCATTTCTCTAAAAAGACATGCCAAATATGATGCGTTGGACGTCCTCTGGAAGCGCGCGGGTACTCTGAACAAATGCTAGACGGGTATCATCAGGTACGTAATGATAATCGATGATCCATTCGAGTTGGGCAGTATCCAGTGACGGATCAAGATCAGGGTACTGATGAAGAAGATTGGCGCGATATTGTTCATCTGTAATTGAAGGTGCATCAATGTCGCTGTAATCAACCACCATTTACTTATGTGATACAATAATCGTGAGTGTCACCGAGACACATTTTTTCTAGTTTGCTCACAAGAAGACCGAGTACCGAAAGTCTTCGTGCAGTCTCACTCGTTCTGTGGGGGAACTTGCTGTCTTTGACGAGGAATGCATACTGAAAAGAAATCTAGAGTTGTGGGAAACCTTAAACAATCACACTCGCTTTTAGGCACCCGGGACACCTGTGACTCACGCCTTCTCTGGCAAAGTCTCGGAACCAACACTCCTGGCACACCTTGTGGGACTTTTCGAGCCCGTTTGTCCTGAGACACTGTGACGGTGTCAGGAAAGGCGTCTCAGTCGAATCACACATGCAGCATCTCATGTACTTTTAGGAGAATTTTGTTTCGTACCAAAAAAGTATTCAGATAGTAATGTATGAATCTCTGGATCATTATTTTAATTTTTATACTGGCTCTTGTGGGTATAGGTGCGATTGTTTTTATAATAAGTAAGATGAAAGATAGTGGAGATGACGAGTGCCTGGATGAAGTTACGAGCAATTGCACCACCGACAGCGAACTAACGTGTCAGACATATGCCGAGTGTTTGCAAATAAAAACCTATGCAATGCCATCATGTGGTTCAGACTGGTTCAGACAAAATTGTTCAGATTTCAAACCCGGACCAGGTGATGGATCGGTGGTAGACAACACGTTCACGTGGTCTGGACCTTATTATAAGATATCAACTTTTGCAACAGGTACACAGTCGGCTCTTGATATAGATCTTTCTACAATCAATACAATTGTTTTAAACGTTGATTTTTCCAGTACATTTATTCACAATGAATCTGGATCGGAATTTGCATTTGCAATACGTTCTGATAAAACAGTTGCCGAACTGGTGTCAATATATAAAGACATAACTGTCACGGTTTCTCCAAGTGATATACAACCTATTCTGTATACTGGAGGGTGGAATGCATCAAATGACACGGGCACTATAGGTATTGTGCGTTTAGGTGCCTCACTCACTGATTCGGGTATTATACAGCTTATTATTAATACAAACGAGTCACTCATCGATAAGCAAGTTACTTTCACATTTACATTCACCCGACTGTGATAAAGTTCCGTTACCATCCACTCGACCACAAAGGATCACCGCTAGCTACGCCGTTTATTACAGGGTAAACGACTACCTTACCATCATCTTCTACATTTAAAGTATATGCATGAGTAGCATCTACAGGACCTGCATTACCAAAAGATCCATAATAATAATGGTCCGATTGTCTATAAATCCCTATTGTACCGTTTTCAGCTAAATATGTGTTTACAGCAGCTTTATAGTTGGCAGTCAATCGGCCCCAACTCCAAATCTTATTTCCTTTAGTATCATATAAACCTGCAAGTGTTCCGTTACCATCAGCCCAAAAAACAAGTTTATAAAATCCATTGGGACTTTGCATTGTTTGAGATAAAGCTGCTGAATATAAAGGCTGTGTTGTCCCCGAACTAGGAGGGGGTGGAGGGGCTGGAGGTGCGGGACACGTTCCGTCATTCGAAGTGGTTCCATTTGCACATATATCAGCTACACATATAGTTTTACTTGTATCGAACTTGTAACTTTTTACAAATACAGCCGTCCCGTCAGTTTTGGAACAGTCGGTCGAAACGCAAGACGCTTGATCAGTTGACAAAACGTAACCACTCGCGCACGTATCAGGGACACACGCGGTTTTATCATCGCTCAGTTTGAATTTTGTAACACCACTCGAAGTGTCTGGTTTACTACAGTCGGGTATGGACGCATGTTTCGTGATGTACATAACTGCCAGAATACCAACGACTGCTAACACTAAAATAAATCCTATGATAAGTAAGTTCATTTTACTGTACACAAATATTAAAAAACCTTTTGACGGTCGAGCTCGTCAGGAACGACTTTGCAACCACGTTCGTGACCCGAACCGTCGAGAGACTCCTCGCGCGCGACAAACCCGTGTACGCCTGACCGTACGTGAAAATGTCCGGACCGAGGTCAACCTCGAGCGCGTCTATCGTCATGCCCTGGGACGAGTGGATGGTGATAGCCCACGCCAGCTTCAGGGGCAGGTACCTGACCTCGATGTACGGGTTGTCAAAGGGGGACACGGTCACGACGCCCATGCGGACAAACCCACCGTCGAGTAACCGAATCGTGACCGAGTCCTGGAAAAGGTCCGTGATGACCCCGCGGGACCCGTTGACCACACCGAGCGTCGGTATGTTTCTCGTGCACATCACCTGAGCTCCGACCCGCATGTGAACCTTTTCCGGAATCTTGTTGGCAGTGGCCCACTTCTTGGACCCCTCGTTCAGGTACCACGTCTCGTGCTCGTACGTGTCAGTCTCCAACTTGTCAAACTCGCGCTTGTTGATCGAGTCGACGTTGATGTTCTTGGCGTACAACCTGGTCGGAACAATCCCCGAAGGAAACACGGTGTCCCTGCACTTTTGGAGAGTCTCGAGGTCGCGCTCGTCACACACGCCCCAGCGAACGCGGTCCAGGAGCCCCTTGAACGCGTCGTCGCCCTTCTGCCTCATGTTGGCCGAGAGCGCGTGCACCTTGATGTTCTTGGTCCACAGCTTGGACGTGAAAAAGTAGTCGCCGTCCACGGGCGCCAGCTGAAAGGGGTCGCCCACAAAAATCATCTGGACCCCTCCGAAAGGTTCCGTGTTTCTACGAAGTACTTGAAGAAATTCTGAAATCTTTTCAAATAGTTCGTCGTTGAGCATGGAAACTTCGTCTATGAGAAGAATGTTGAGCTTCAGAAGCCTCTGGAACACAGCCGTAAAACTCCTGACGCGCTTCGCGAGATCCTTGGCTGATTCACGCGCGAGACCTATTGCCAGGTAGGAGTGAATCGTCGACCCGTTGATGAGGAGCGCCGCGCACCCGGTCATGGCGCAGACGCCCACGTTTTTGTGAGACGTCGCTTGGACAATCTTGTTGACGAGATAGCTTTTGCCCACACCCGCACCTCCGGTGATGAAGATGCTGTGGCCGTTGAGCACATCGTTAAGCGCGAGCTGCTGTTCAGGGTTCATCTTCTTTCTTTGGTAATGTGGGAGTCTCTTGTTTATCAGCGTTCCATTTGTGTAAACAGTTTTCAGACATTGTAACCCATTCTAACACCTTTAATCATTTCTAAAAAGTCTACTATACTTATTATAAATTTCACAATCACCAATACAACTAACTTTCAATTTGTCATCATGTTTTAGCACTGTGTTCAGTTTTTCTCGCCAGTCATATATATCATTATAAACCCACTCCTGTAAAATTCTAATTATGCGTTTTTTGTTTGTAATCGCCTGTATCATCTTGTACATATCTCGTTCTTGATGTTCTTCAGGGGACTTCCAATTAGAAATTTGGGTATCAATGTGTTGGGGTCCGTCCAACTCAATAATAATCGAACCAAATATTTCAAAATCAAATGGTAAATATCGTTCTGTAATTAAATTTTTACACCAATCATACCGAACTTGAAATTTAACTTCGTTAGGAAATTTAGCACTCAAGTATTCTAATAATTTCTTTTCTGTTTTATTACGACACACGGGACACCCGCGCCCATTGGTAATATGTCGTAATGAAGTATAAAAATCATAACTACAATATTCACACGTAAACCAAAATTTTTTACCACTTGATATACACATGTCACGAGGTGTTATTTCTCCATTTAATGTCTTGTTCCATAATTTAGATCTTTCACATGAAGCAAATGATTTCTTATGACAAAAACTACAATCCACATCTTCACACAACCTATCTGAACAAAGTGCACAGTATGGACACCATACGTTTGTTACTATACTAGATGGGGGGCTATCAAAGTCGTGATTACAGTCAGTGCATCTAAACCAGTATTTTTTATTACATGATTTAGCCACATCTCTGGGTGTTAAGTCTCCATTCAATGTCGGGTGCCAAAATTTAGATTTCTCATGCGACGCAAATGAACGGTTAAAACAAGTAACACAATTGATATCACAACGTTTTTTATTAGCACAGTATGGACACCAATTACCTTCTCGTACGTGACTAAGTGAACAATCAAAGTCGTGATTACAAATTGAACACGCGAACCAGTATTTTTTATTACATGATTTAGTCACATCTCTGGGTGTTAAGTCTCCATTCAATGTCGGGTGCCAAAATTTAGATTTCTCACGCGACGCAAATGAATTGTTAACACAGTGAGTACAGTCTGGTACTGAGCACAGATCTGGTTTAACTCTACAATATGGACACCATACATTTTTAGATATAACACAATTTGGAACAATATCAAAATCATGATTACAAAGTGAACACTTGAACCAATATTTTTTTATATTATTTTTAAATATACACCTAGGTGTTAAGTCTCCATTCAATGTCGGGTGCCAAAATTTAGATTTCTCATGCGACGCAAATGAATTGTTAACACAGTGAGTACAGTTTGTGAGTGCACACAGTTTCTTTTTGGCACAATAAGAACACCATTGTCCTTTTTTTATAACATTGTAAAATATAATATCAAAATCATGCTTACAACAAGCGCATTTGAACCAGTGTTTTTTTCCGTTTGATTGAGCCACGTCTCTAGGTGTTAATATTCCATTTAATGTCGGGTGCCAAAATTTAGATTTCTCATGCGACGCGAACGACTCTTCGTAAGACAGTGTCTTCATGTTTTCTTCTTATGTTACATGATGCTCATAACTTTATTTGTGCCTAGTGTCGCGAGTGCGTACAAGACTGCCCCCCCCCCAAGCAACCTCGAGGATTCCAAGCGCCTTGGTGTACCCTGGAAGGATAGCCGCGAGCGTGAACGCGTACGTCCCGTAGACCACGAACCCCACGAGCGCCGCGCACCCGCACCTCCGGTGATGAAGACGTTTTCACCCTTGAGCACATCGTTAAGCGCGAGCTGCTGTTCAGGGTTCATCTTCTTTCTCTGGTAATGTGGGAGTCTCGTCCTTATCTAACTCAAGACCCAGTAATTCAGCAATGCACTCATGTAATAACTTCCACATCACGTGTACTCAGTCTTTGATTTCTATAACTACGTCCTCTTTGTCTTTGGGAAATCTTTCTTCGAGAAACTTTAGAATAATCTTTTCAACAATTGGTGAAAGTTTCTCTTCAAGTTCTTCTTTGACACATCTTGTGAAGCAGGGCATTTATAGTACCACAATATTTAATAGTTCGGGGACAACAAATATATATCGAGACCACCAACATACATTTGCTTCCATTCGTCTACGAGACACATGTCGAGATCTTTTCTCTGACGAAACTGCACAAAGTCTTCAAAGTACTCCTTGATATCGTCATACGATTTGCTCCGTTCCTCGTCCCCGCGAACAACTCTTTTGATTCCAGTCTCACGGTCTCGTATGTTGTCACGCTTCGGATTGAAGTAACACGAGATGCACACTCTTCTGAGTCGGAGCCCGTAAAACTTGTAGATGCTGGTGTTCATGTACAAGTGATACGGTTTGAGATACGCCCACGAACCAAAGTCGCGAAAGAACGTATCGTCGCCGCACAGGACGAGCTTGACGCCCATGGGACAACAGCACTCATAACACGTGTAGTCCCACTTGACGGTGAACATCTCTTAAAGCCAAATCAGACAACAACACAAATGGATCTTATCAAGAGTCACTTTCTCGTTAAACCCATTACGGGCAAGACCCTTAGATACATTATCGCCATGAGGGTCCTCGACGAAACTTTTAAAAACATTGGACCCATTTGCAACTTTTTGGGCAATGTGTGTAAAAGACGACCGAAAGTTACTGCGAGGACTCCTGTCGTGAACACGTTGACGACCGATTCTATTTTATTGGACAAGAGGCACTTTCACAACCAGATTTCCATGAAGAGGGACTGGAAGAACAAACTCGAAAACTTTCAAGAAACCAACATCATGATTGACGCCGTCTTGAGCCTCATCTCGAAACTCGACCACATCCCAGACTTGCAACTCATCGAAAACACCCAGACTCTGATCAATTACCTCGAGAAACCTTTTCAAGTGACGCGTGAAATATTTGCCAAGGTTGAATCAATAGAAAAGGATTCTGAAACTGGAACAACCTCATCGATCGTGTTGGTCCTGATGTCGAACACACTTTCTTCGCACGAGATTTCTCAGTGGATCCGACGCGTGTACGAAAATTACAAGGAGGAAATCAAGAACGCTCTCGGTGACACATTGTACTTTTTCGACCACAAACACAAGTCCGAGAGTCTCGATCCTAGGGGACTCGTTCACTCGTCTGACGACTCCGAAAAGGCCAAGGCGGTCCACCACATGATGAAAATCATGAGCGCGCCCAGACAACTCAACTTTGTCAAGAGTCCTTTTTATTCCAACAAGTCTTTTGCAAACATCTTTGGCAAGGAGGTTCGAGAGGTCGAAGACCGGGTCAACTTTTTCCTCAACAATAAGAGTTGGTACGACACCCGAGGCATCCCGTACCAACTCGGCCTTCTCCTGTCAGGCGTACCGGGTTCGGGAAAGACTTCTATCATCCGGGCCATTGCAAACTTGACCAAGAGGCACATCGTCAACGTCAACTTTGCAAACATCACGACCGCGACCCAGTTGAAGAATCTCTTTTTCAGCGAGAAACTTTCGGTGTACACCGATTCGACCATGAGTCAGTTTCAGGTTCTCACGATTCCTCTTGAACACAGAATTTACGTCCTCGAGGAGATTGACGCCATTTCGGACATTGTGAAACAGCGCGTGGACGGTGAGGTTCGCAACGAACCGGTTCCGGACGAACTCACTCTCGGAGAAATCCTGACCGTCCTCGACGGTACCCTGGAAGTGCCGGGGCGCATGGTCATCATGACGAGCAATCGACCCGAGATACTGGACAAGGCCCTGATACGCCCGGGGCGCATCGACGTGTCCGTCAAGTTTGGGTACGCGAAAAGGGATCTGATTGCCGAGATGTACCAGTCGTTCTTCGGATTTCCATTCTTGTCAGACATGTTTCTCCAGCTTCCTGACGAGAAGCTCACAGCGGCCGAGGTCGGAAAGGTGCTCTTCCGCAACTTCAAGAATCCTCACCCCGAACTCATCATCCAGGACCTTCTTGAGTACTCTTTGGAAACGCGTGAAAGGTTCACAGTAGAGTACAAGAAGATGGATCCTGTATGGGAACCCCAGGAGGAGCTTGGAGACCGTTACGCCAAGTGGGAACCTTGATAATTTCTCGGAGTACTGTAAATGCCGTCACCAGTGACCAAACTCGGATTCAAGAATAGACTGCGTCCAAATAACGTGGGACGTCGTCGGGTCACTCTCGGAAACCGAAAAATCCCCAAGCTTTTGATACTGTGTCTCATGTTTGCTGCGAGGGCGGCAAAGGGGCAAAATGTCAGGTCGGTCAATCCTATTCAAATTGCCCAGAATCCGAGTACGTATACGGCGGTTGTAAACTCGAACGAAGCGAGAGCCGTCCAAATGACTGCATATGGTGAACTTATGCAAGCAAGTTCGCGCGTTGCTACGTCAACCGCATCTCTCGTCGAAAAATCGGTGGCGTCCATTGATTCGGCCGTGGATGTCATTTCTCGAGGAACAGTTGAGCTTGCCAGGGAAATTTGCTCGACTCGTGCAAAGACCGAATTGGTCAAAAATTATTTGGGACGCGTTCAGAATAAAAAACTAGTACCAGCAAACTTCGCAGGGTGCTTTAAAAATGCCCAAAATATTACGAATCGTCAGCTTGTGGCCCTGGATAGGGTTCGTAAAAACGTCAAAGAAGAGGTACCTGAACTGATTGCACTTGGTTCAAAGGTTCAGCTCCTGACGAGTCAGAATTTAGCGGCGGCCGGAGAGGCCGAGACGAGGGCTCGAGACGAAACAAAGTTGCAAAAACAATACAAAGATTTGGAGCTCAAAGTGAATAACATCGTAGAGACTGCAACCGCAAGATCCCGTGCAAAAGTTTCTGGCGCTGAATCAAATAAGAATGCGTCTGTTCTCAAAGCAGAAGGCCGAAAACTCCAAACCGAACTTAAAGCCGAAGGAGACGCATCCGCAAGACGAACCGCGACGTTTTCGGCGTTTGTAGAAAGTCCTTTTAAAACCGTGACGAGTTTGTTCGGTCTGGGTACAAGCACGCTGAACGCTGGTTCAACAGCCGTCACGATTATTCCGTTTATTGCGGCTGGCGGTGCGATTAGTGCGGCTGCAATTTGTCTGTATGTGTTTTACCACTGGTTACTGGCCCAGGCGCGATTTTTCAGTGTAGGACGCGTTGCACCGACCGCGTCCCGCACAAACAGTGGGAGAAGGGGTTGGTGGGGGTTGACAAAAGGTACTACCGGTAAAACCCCGGATCAAGACCTTGCTGCAATTGCACAGGGACTCAAGACACAAATTACTGAACTCGAAAAAAGACTTGCGGATTTTGAAAAGGTCAAGGCTGCACAAGAAACTTCTACACGAAAGATTGAGATACTTGAAAATAAAGTCAGAGACCTGGAACAGAGAGCCAGACGAGCCCCGAGGCGTTCCAGTAACTCCAACAACTCTGGAAATTCCAGGGCGACAGTAACGCAGATCGTTCAACTACCGGCACCGGCACGCTCAAGGTGAACATCGTTATTTTCTGTGAGTACTACAAATGGCTGACGACAAAAAGGACACCAGTATCTGGAAAAAATGGTACTTCTGGCTCTTTATCGCAATTGTAGTCATCGTTTTGATTGCATTTGTCACTCGATCTAAAAAACGGACACAAAATAATATCAACGCAAACAAGAATTTTTATGAACGTACACGTGCGGCGGGATACATGTTTCCGGGAAATCAAGAATAAAGACGTGACCACCAGTACTCGTAAATGAACGTCGCCGCCGGGTACTCGAAAGCCTTGCGTCCCTGCACCACTTGCAAGTACTACAGAAAAGGTTTCTGCAGACTTTTTTTGGACACGAATGAACACCATAGGCTCTCATTCGTAAAGGCACAGGAAGTTAGACTCGACGAGAAGTTGTGCGGACCCGAAGGGATTTACTGGGCTTTACCCTCAGATCTTGATCCGGATCAAATTTGGTATTCGGAAAATGTCGAGTGGAAATGAGCACAAACTTGTAGACCCGAGCTGTCCCCCATTGTTGGGGATTCGCACCCACGCGACTCCCACCAGTTTTCCAGGCCTTGAGCCCCCTGTTGTACACAGTGTTGAGTGTCGAACGGCTTATTCCCGTTCGACGCGCAATAGCTTCTTTATTAAACTTGAGACCCGGGTACTCTTTGTGGAATGCGATGGTCCACTTGGACTTTTTGGGCCGCGCAAAAGTGTCCGACTTGGCTAGACGCAGTTTCGAGTACGGAACCACGCGCCGTTTGAGGAGCTCTTTCTCGCGGACGAGACGCATTTTGGGACTGAGACCGGTGAAGTATCGTTCGGGCCACCTTCTGGTGACGAAAATGTGTCGACTGGAATGCATTTATAATACAAACAGATAATTGTGTTCGGGCCGAGGCGTCGCCCGATACCCCATGTTCATAAGCCAGGGTACGATGGGAGACTTTTCGTAATCAAAAATCTCAACGTACAAAGCCGGTTTATGCCTCTTTATGGTATTTTCCGCACCGAGCAACACCTCGAATTCGTGTCCCTCGACATCCACTTTCATGATACTCGGGACCCCTGTGTACACGTCATCTAACCGAACGGTCTGAACCATTGTCGATGTTTCTTTCCTGTATCTGTCTGAGAAATTCATGGAAGACCCACCATAATTTGTTAATCCATGATCTTGCGTGTTCGGTAGGTACATGGGAACACTTGACACGACGTTCGACAGGGCGACCGGGTACACCTTCACAGGGTTCTGCAAAGTATTTTGTGTAACGTTTTTAGTAACCACAGAATGAAAGAGTGGCTCGAACGTGTGAACCGGGCCGTAGTCTGAAAACATAAGAGAATTGTATCCTATGTTTCCTCCCACGTCAATGATGTCTGTTCCTGGTTTGTACAATTGTTGCACGTCCGGACGCATCCAACCGTCCCATTCACACCCCCGAGTCAATGTGAGTCTGATGTACAAGTCATCTGAGATGACATGAACGAGATGATTGTTCACGCGTACAACATGTGTTTCAAGATCCATTTCAATTTCATCGATAGTAACCTTTAATAAAGAATAGAGACACTGCCACTTCAAATGGAAGTTCTTCGACTCAACACTCTCGCCAATGTTCCCACACGCGGAAGCGCCGGTGCAGCTGGATACGATTTGACGAGCGTGGTGGACGTGTGCGTGTACCCCGGTAAAAGGTCGCTCATCCCAACGGGAATCGCCGTGAAGCTCCCACCTGGCACCTACGGACGCGTGGCTCCGAGGTCGGGTCTCGCCGTCAAGAACGGCATTCAGGTCGGGGCCGGGGTCATCGACGCTGATTACCGCGGTGAGATAAAGGTTCTATTGTTTAATCACGGGGAAGTTCAGTTTCACGTGAATGTCGGGGACCGAATCGCCCAGTTGATTTGTGAAAAGTACGAGACGCCCGAAGTCTTTCTCGTGACGTCACTCGACGAAACCATTCGAGGTGAAGGAGGGTTTGGATCTACAGGTACGTCGTGAGGTACCCTCATTTAGTTGTTGTATACGTCCATGATTCTCTCGAGATTCTCTGGACGACTCGGGTCCCACAGCTTCTTGACAGACTGGTGGTGCCACGCGAGGAGTTTTCCCACCATCCTCATGTGAATCTTTGCGCGCGATTTTCGAGTCTCGTACCAGACTCGAAAATCGTACATCGCTCCGTAAAAACCGTCTTCAATTTGTTCTCGTAACATACCAGGCATGTAATCCTGCATCCAGTCCTCGCGGTCTCTGTATTCACAAGAGTGCTTGTACAGTTCCTTGAGACCCTTGAAACATATGTGACGCTTGTGTGAACGTACGTACACGCACTCAGACGCGCCCATGATGATGGTATAATCATCATTTTTCAGTAAGATTGCCATTTAGTAAACAAAGCTCGAAAACTCTAACTGAGTCCCAAGAGTTTCTTCTTCTCGTCGAGCTCCCTCCGCTCCCCGGGGCTCTTCATAGGGACTCCAGACTGGAGACTCTCAATCTCGGGACCGGAGAACGTCACGGCGTTGACCCGAAAATCGAGAAAAGCCTGCATGACATGGGGTGCCAGGGGTTTCACGCAGTCGAAGATTGCGTTGGCGTAGTCCCGAATCTCCTTTTGCGCGTCAGGTGCCATTCGCAGCTGGAGGTAATGCATCAGGTTGTGAAGGTTAATCTTCCAAAAAAACTCCGTGTACGTCGACTGGGGAAGGTGACACCTGGCCAGCTCCCTGGAGCACCCCTGGTCGAGGAGCGTGTTGTACACTGAAAATGCAAACTTGCACGACTCGTGTTGTTTGGTTCCGTCGAGTTGAATGGGACCCTCGGACGACTGTTTGTTGACGCTCGATTGTGCGCGGTACTCTTCGGGCAAGAAAAACTCCGTCTCAACCTTGCTGTACCTGGCCGAAATCTCGTTTATACTGGCGGTGCGGTGGCGAAAGTGTTGTCGTGCAACAAAAATGGGCATTTTAATGTAGAATTTGAACTCGACCATTTCAAAGGGTGTGTTATGTCGATGACGCATGAGGTACCTGATGAGTCCTTCTTCGGATCGCCCGGGTTTGTCTGAACCGGAGTTTGAGTATGATACTCGTGCTGCTTGGACAACAGCGGAGTCAAGATTCGTCTGAGGCATCGAGTCAACAAGTTTGACGAATCCATCGTTCATTTACTTGAAAGGTGTTTCATTTCTCTAATTTCTTGAGTTTGAGTTTCAGCGCGCTTTGCAGCTTCTTCAGTTTTGCAAGATTCTGAAGGTTTTTCGGTCCGACGTTCCTGGCCCTGAATGTTTTCCACAAATTCAACTGTCTTCCGACGTTGTTGAGTTTACTTTTAACGGATCGCAATTCGGAGTTGTTGGGCTTCCGCGCCACGAGCCTGACGTGCGAACTAACATTGGGTTTCCCATGTAACGTCATACGGACCGGGGCGCCCGGAGATTTTTTGGTGTACGCAGATGATCCAAAGATTGCTTCGATACGTTCTTCTTCTTTTCTAGAAAGAATACTTGGGATTTTCTTCAAAAACGCGTTGATGTTGACATTTGGGATGTTGATGGACATTTATGTACTCACCGAAAATAATATTCACGTACTACAAAATGGGGAACGTGACAAACGCAGCACTTTTTTACTGCAAGCTAAAAAGGTACCTTGCACTCTTTCTGATTGGTGTTTGCGTTTTGTTCATAATAGGAGGAATCAGTGCCATGAGTCAAAATCCCAAGGGGTCTGAGAAATACAAAAGAGCTCGTAATGTCTCAGGACTAAGCATGGTCGGTGTGGTCGTGTTCACGCTCAGTTACTTTTTTCTCAAAACAAACATTGGATGTGGTTTTGCGATCGCTGACAACGCGTACCACTTGATTCGCAATTAGAGAAATGATCCGTGTATTGGGTACGAAATGATTCCTATCATACTCAGCGCAAAGTCTCGCAAGTACTGCGTCGAAATCGAGTTCAGGGACATCGACAATAGGTTCAGGAGTGAATTCATTTACACTGAGCCTATTGGAGGATGGACTGAACTGAATTTTGATGGGGACAAGTGCGTCTACGCGGCGTTCCTGAACACCATGGTCTACAAGAATGTCGAAGTTTTGCGAAGGATCGCGCAGTTGTATCTCGACGCGATTCTCGACGTATCCGGCGTGTGCAGGATCGAGCTTCTCAACGCGCTGCGCATACTCGACCCGACGTTTCACCCACCGTGGGTCAACCTGTCCTGTAACTGGCAGTATCGCATGATGATGGGCATTATTTATTCGAGTCACAACGTTGTTGCGTCGTGCCGCAACATTCACCGTATCGAGAGGTACGTTACCGTTTTACAAAAACTAGTGCTAACAGCACAACAGCAGCGACGATAAGCACAGGAGTAAAGTCGTTGGATTGTGTGCGAGTCTTATTCAAAAGTTCTTTTGGCACCGGATCTTTGTAGGGCAACAAAGTGTACAGGTCCGGGACGAACTCTTGCGTCGGCTCGAGAGGTCGACCCATGAGACAATCGACCGGATTCCTTTTCGGCAAACAACTCGGAGCGTTCAGGCTCCCATTTGTCTGCGCATGAATGCCCCATTCGCACAGGGGACTGGCCTCGTACGGCTCCCAAGGAGACCTGGAAACCTTTTTCTCAATGTAACTCTGTGTATCGAGTTTGGAACTCGCGAGAGCGCATCCGTAGTCGTCGCACTGCACCTGGTCTTTATCTGGGACACCTTTGGAAAACCCGAACGGCTTGTTTGACGTACCTGGGCCATACGTGACAAAAGGATTGATGTTGTTCAACGCGTTTGCGTTGTTGAGCATGATTGAGCTTCCGACACTCATTGTTACCTAGTAGTCAGATTATAATTGGAGCTCCTGTAACTCTTCTCCAGCATTTTGTTTCGATGCTTCTCCCACATCTCGTCGAGGTCCACATCGAGCATAGAAGCCAGTTGAAACAAGTAACTAAACACGTCTCCCATTTCCATCTGAACATCCGTACCTCGTTCCTTCTGCAGGTTCATTTTTCGGTACACTTTGGTGTACTGACGAATCGCAGAAGCCAGTTCGCCAATCTCCTCGGTGAGCAAAAGCCACACTGTGTTCACCGGTGCCTTGTCCCACCCCTTGTTTTCACACATGTTTTTGGTAGAGTCCCTGTACGCATTCAAGTTCATCTTATCCATTCTGGTTGGCAAGTGTTTAAGTAATCGAAAGCTCATTCGCCGTAGTAACTCGTCTGAATGGGGCGAGCTTCAGGAATAAGCGGCGTGCTGATGTCTTTGATGTACCCAATGTACTGGGACACGCCGGTCGAAATCTGGGAAACGGCAGTCTTGACGACGATGTCATCCATGAGCTGAACCTGCGACTGAAGGTTTCCGTAGGGATTGTACGAGTTGTTGATAAACACCATCCTCATCAACGTGATGACGTCGTCGCGGTCTTGATAATCGATAGAGATTCCAGTCGCGTCTTTGAAATTCTTTCGGATTGTGTTCTGAATTTTGTTGTAGTTGAACTCCGAAAAGTAAAGGGAGCTCAGAGGAGTGTCGGTTTGTCTCATAGTTCTAAGCACGGATGTCATTTATATTCTCTTTGAAAAAAAAAGTGTGGGAATATAAATGATTGGATCTGATTTCGATACAGCATACAGCACCCCTTTTATCATGGGACCGCCCCCGTACCAGTACGAACCGATGTGCAAGGCTCCCAATTGCTTCATCGGCTCGTACGCACCCATCACACCCGCTGGATGCATGGGTCCTTTTTTTGTCAACACGTACTTTCTCGAGCCCAGTAGGCGTCGGGAGCTCGCGGGTCCGGTGATTATTCGAAGCGGGATGTTCAAATGCAATGCTTAAAAAAAAGCCCCACAACTTCAACAAGAAAATGAGGTTCACGAGCGTCGATCCCGATAATCTCCTGTTCGGTCCGTACTCGAGCCGCTCCATCCGCATCGAGCCCATCAAATTTCAGATTCCTAGGATGTACATGCCCTTTGGCGTTTCGGGGTTCGCACCGCCGTACGGACCGGTCAAGTACAACATAGACTTTTCCATGAAGGGCTGGAACGTCACCGACAACTACGTCAACAAATTTTACGATTTTCTTGTCAATGTTGAAAACAGAATCATTTCTCACGTCGAGACACTCAGTGCAGAAATCTTTGGTTCAAAGATGTCACGCGACGAGGTGACGGCTCTCTTCAACTCGAACATCAAGGTTTCGGCTGGGTACGACCCAAAGTTTCGCGTCAAGGTGACTGACAAGACGCAGTTTTTCGACATAGGCAACGCTGAGATTAATCAGACGCTCGAAGAGGGTCTGTACAAAAAGTACAGCGGCGCGGCTCTCATCCAGATTGGAAACATTTATTTTTTCAACAAGAGGTTCGGGATAACTTGGACCATCGAACAAATCAAAGTGTACGAACCCCAGAGACTCCACGGGTTTAACTTTTCCGAGGAGCCCGAAAACGACGAGGACGATGAGCCCGTCGCGAAGATGAAAGGGTTTCAGTTTTCATAGAGCGCTTCCAATGAGAGAAGCGGATACACCGAAGCTTGACGCGACTACGAGTCTCTGAATAAATGTAGCGTCCGGGGTCAGCTCGTACCCCATGAGAGAGAGTGGAATTTCCATCAGAATGAATGCTACAAAAAGTTTCGCCGGGTCAGAACCCGCAAAGTAACTCGCGACGAGAATCATTAGTGGCGCGACGATGAGAGAAATAATCTCGAGACTCTGTGAACGTCGGTAGAGTCTAAGAAGTACAAAGTACTCGAAGAGCAGCATAACGATAGCCCCCTTTATGTTGAGATTCATATAGTGTACAAATAAAATTATTGCAAAGAGAAGACCCACACGCTGTTGGCCTTGTAGACCTTTGAAGCCTTTGGAATGGTCCTCTTCGTGAGTGTGCTCAGGAGGAGCAGGTGGCGCCCGAGCGAGAGTGGCTTCTCTTTAGTCGTTCGGAGCGTCTTCAGTATGGCGCGGTGGCGAGCGAGAGTGGTCATCGTCGGATGGTACCCCGTGATGAGGTTGCGTTTAGGACGCGGGAGTTTCATTAATATACTTTGTGATAATAAATGCCAGAGTCGCCTGAAGTTGTCCGACTCGCGACACAGTTGCGAAAAAAGGTTGGTGACACCCTCGAGAGCGTCAAGGTGCTCAAAGGTCGGTACAGGACCCACGGGCCGCCCGAGGGTTACGCAGCCTTTATCAGGGACTTGCCGCTTCGGTGCACGTCTGTGAAGACCAAGGGAAAGGTTACATTCATACACTTTTCAAAGCAGTGGACACTTATTGTCAAGCTCGGCATGACCGGATGGTTCAGTGATCAGGGACCTGGGAACGTTTTGTTCCAGTTTTCCGAACCTTTGTTTTTCGTGGACCCAAGGAGTTTCGGGACGCTGACGTTTACCAAAGACCCTTCAAAAGAAATCAACGAGCTGGGTCTCGACGTTCATGGTCTCAGGTTTTCCGAACTGTGGTCTCGGGTCCAACATGCGAGGTTGGGCTCGAGAACAATTGAAGATGTCCTCATGGATCAGGGACTTGTCGTTTCGGGAATAGGGAACTACCTCAAGTCAGAGGTGCTCTTCCTGGCGAAGATTGCTCCGTTTAGAAAGGCTTCGACTCTGACGCGAGGTGACTGGTACCGGATCTTCCGAGCGATTCAAAAGAAACTCAGACAGAGAACAATGTATGTGTACCAGCAAAAAGTTCCTTGGGTCCGCACATACAGGTTCAGGGGTCGCACCACGTGGTGGGTTCCAGGTGTTCAGATTTAAGTCACGTGTAACATATAATGTGGAACGAAGAAGATCTCGAACAACTCGGTGAATACTTTTCAGTAAGTAACCTTGTTCATATGTTCTTTCGATACTGGGACTTGGACTAGTTATTGTTTAGAGACCATGATTGCACAATACGCCTTCTGAGCTTCTTTAAGTACGCGACCATTTATAAACTGGTAACTCGAATCTTTTCCGAGTTTGTTTTTGGCAGCTTCAACGCAGTCATTCCAGACGTCCATTTACTAGTAACAGAGAATAAATACTGGTTATTTGGGTGCAAAACATGTAAAATTGGCTGTACCATCTGAACCAGTAGGTTTTGTACCTGAATATAGATCACATACAGATTTACCATCCCAATCATAACCTACACAAGTTCCGGCTCCATCACATGCATTTGCACAATCAGCATTGGTTGACGCTTTTGGTGCTGACGTAGCTGTAAGTGTGTTTTTTCCGTCAGTACATTTACCAGTTGTTCCTACTGTATCATAAGTCCTCCCTGTAAAAGTATTGCACACGCCTTTTGATGGAAGTCCCCCTTTTGCTGCATCCCCGAACCCATCCATGCACACGTTAGCAACACATGAACTACTTTTAGAGTCCCAGACAAACGTCGAAACATTTGATGATTTATCGGAACCTTTATTCGCACACTGTGAAGAAGAGCTAAAAAACTTTTGGTACACAAAGTATCCACCAACTCCTAAAAGAACGAGTACTATAACAACAATAAAAATAGTCACCATTCCTCCACCTGTTGAAGGCGGTGCCTGGTACTGAGGCTGAGAGCTATTCATTGTACTATATATTTAGAAATTTATCTGATTATACGTTTAGTTTACTACATGTACCAGTAGCACCTGCTACTGGTTGGTAGGCCGACGGGTATTGTGAATATAAATTGCACACATCAGCTACACCAGCAGACCAGTCATAAGCTAAACACGGTGAAGTAGAATTATCACATGCTGTTCGACAGTCAGTGTCTGTGCTTGCGGATGGAGATGCCATCGGTTTAAGTGGAGCTACGTGGTCGGCGCAGAGACCTGCTGCAGGCTGCGGCGAATAAATCCTTGGAGCTGGAGCTGGAGCTGGAGCTGGAGCTGTGTATACACTGCACTTGCCACTTACTGGTTCACCACCCGTTGCTGCGTCACCGTACCCATCCATACACACGTTGGCAACACATGAGTTACTGTCAGAGTCCCAGACGAACGTTGAAACGTGAGATTTTGCATCAGAGTCTTGTTTCGGACACTTTGCAGAAGGACTGAAAAACTTTTGGTACACAAAATACCCACCGACTCCTAAAAGAACAAGTACTATAACAACGAAAATAATGATCATTCCATTGCCAGATGGAGCTGAAGGTGGAGGAGGTACTGCTGGTGTACTATTCATTATACTGTACATTTAGAAATTAAGTCCATCTTGCGAACGTCTTTGTCGTGTAGTACGAACGATACGCGAGCACGGGATCTGGTTGATGATGAACGGGAGGCATACACTGCGGTATCCCATATTTTCCATAGTACGCTGTCGGACTCTTGAGTCTCTGAAACGCATAGGGAACGTGTGTGTTCAGCCACAAGATGTGTTTTGTGCACGCGTGACACTTTTTGAACCTGTGGTTGTATTCGAGTGCGAGTGCCATTCCTAGCTTCGCGGCGAACGTGTACGTACTTTTCGAGTACCTGACCCACATGCACATGGGGTGGTTCTTGTGAGCAGGCCTGTACCCTCTTTTACCACTCTTCGAGAGTGGAGGATGAAATGGTTCTCCGCACATGTGCCACGCTGTATACAACATCTGAGTAATTTCCAAGAGAATCTTAATCACATGTTGGTCGCAATACATCTTGGCGCACTCGGAAGCACTTGGTGACAAAAAGAATATATTCATTTTCTGGTACAATTAAATTCATGTGAGTACGTTTGGGACATTTTTTTATCTGTACATTCTTTTTTAGTACTAAACAATTTCATATTCAATGTTCCTGAGAACCATGATGTTCCCATGACTCTGACACAATGGACAATGTGCGTGTATTTCTGTGGACAATGGGTGATTGTGCACAGGAATACACTTGTTTTTTGTCTTGGTCTTTTTCACTTTGCGAGGAGGAAAATCAACTGCGACCCTGGCAAGTATAGTCTTTATAAAAGCGTCGCAATCCATCTTTATGATTAGACTAAAAGTATCCTGAGTACATTTTAGACACATTTTTTAACGTGAGCAATTTTTTACACTGGCAGCCAGTTTTGCAAACTCGGCTGAAAGTTCAAGGTGCCACGGGTACAAGACAGTCACCTGGAAAATAAAAGCACAAAGACTGATGATAAAAGCCAATCTGGGAAGCCACTTTGCGAGAAGATCGCTCCTGGTACTTTTGGTATCATCCATGTTCATGTACATTGCAGTACATTATCTCAAGAATATTTTTTCGTTGGCTTCTTTTTGAATTTTGTATTGAGAGACTCGTGAACAGTCTTTGCCTTCACCTTGCTCGTCTTGGCATTCACACTCTTTCCAAAGATTGCATCTATAAACTCGTCGAGTTTCTTGGCCGAGTTCTTTGTGGCGTCATGATGGCGAATCATCTTTTCTAGGACCGAATCAGGGTACCCAAACCCCTTGGCAGCCTTGACCCTCACGTCGAGTGAAGCATTCTTGCCCTTTTTCTGACACAAGTAGACTGGTTCCATGGGAACCGTAATCTTGACTCGGACAATTCCACTCTTGAGAACTCTGAGGTTCGTAAAGACGGTCAAGGGATCTGAAGGAACTTGAAAAGATTCCACCTTTTGAACCTCCGGCTGCTGAGGTGGCGTATACAGTTTCCTGTACAGCTCCTCCTTTTCGCCTGTGAGTTTCATGTCGCGAATGTACCCGTCAATGTTTTCAATCGGTGCAAGTGTGATGGGAGAGCATTGAGGTTTTCCGTATCCTAGAATCTCGACAATCCTGGGCGGAAATGCAGCGATTGAGGTGCGCACTGGCTTGTTGGGACGCGTAGGGCGAAGCTTCGGGGTGTTGTCTTCTTCTGACATTTATAAGTATCTAATATTCAACCTAAGAAGATTCGAGACATGTTTTTTAGAAACCGTGTTAGCCATGAAGTTTGTTTGAGTTCTGCAATTTCACGTTTGAGAATATCAATTTCTGAAAACAAGTACTGAATTGAACCAATGTATCCAGCAAACCTATACTGTGATGACATCTTCAAGATCATGTCACACTTATCGGCGTCTCTGTTGGCATCTATGAATTCAAACATCTGTTGAACAAGTTCTTGATCCGTCTGAGGGAGGTCACCTTCACTGTCGTATCCAGTCCAAGAAGATTCAGACATTTTGTGTTTAGGTGCGGAATACCTTAAGCTTCGTCATCGTCCTCGTCCACGAGGGACTCGGTTTCACTTTCAGTTTCACTCTCAGAGGGTTCGTACTCGTCGTCTTCATTGTCCACGCGAATAAATCCACCTTCAACAGGTAAAAACCCAGCATCTTTCTCTGTATCATCCGGATCATACAACCCACACACACATGACTTTTCAACTTCTTCTTCAGAATCATACACATATAAACCCTTCTTCTTGTACATGAGGTACCTGAGTACATACGTTTTACTGGTTTCACGAATTACTTTAGCGAGGTACACTCCGTCAGTAGTATCTACATCAACAAGCATGATTGAAACACTTACATACGTAATCTTTAACACTTCCATCTCTTCTGACAGTTGAGACACGTGACGAACGTAGTCATGGGTTCGTCTGCGCTCCTGGTCTGCATCTGGTAATATGTGGTCTTCATAGACTTGCACTTGGCGCACTTGAAAGCGCCAGTAAAGTCTTCTTCCATCTTGTTCCTGGCAAACATGCTCGCTTGTTTTTCCTCCCGAGCACGTATAGCCTGAGCATGACGACCACCGGGATCCATACCGGTCGCATTCAGGGATGCGACGAATCGACTCTTGATTTCACCCGACAGTATTCTGTCACTCAAGTTTGAATTCTCCATGTTGTACTTGATGGCCAAAAACTTGTTCTTGTAGAGCCACTTGAAGAGTGGATTCTCCCATGCTGGGATTCCGCTCCTGAGCTTGATTTCACGAATGGCCCAGTTGAAGATACTTTTTTCCATGTTGAAAGGAATGGGGTCTGTAGGATTCTGTTTCAAAATGGAAGCGAACTGCGACAACGCGTATTCACGCATCACCGACATTTATTAATATCATATGTAAAACCTAAATAACTTTGAGACAACTTTTTAAGCGAACGTCTTGTAGATGAGTTTGTGGCTGAGACAATACACGAGTGAGAGAACAAGTGCATGGGTCGCAGCCACAACGGTTGGGCTGCCGCCTGGGGGAAGGCGGATGAGAATGCCCGGGGTGAGGAGGAATGCGAGGATGGCAAGGTACAGAAACATAGTGAGGTTCATTTAAAACGTACAAATATTTAAATTGCCGCCCCTCGTGTAGTACTCGATGTCATAGGCCGAGCCTCGGTCCTGGACCATGATCACACTGTTGTCCTGCGTGTTCACACGACCAAGGACCGTCACGTCTTCCCACTCAATGTCGTGGTGACAGTTGACCAGGCGCTTGACGTGAAACACCGCATCGGTCCAGTGACCCATGATCTGGTCAACGTGCATAATCTCGCGAGAAAACATATCGAGTATGTAAGGCATCTTTATATGTACCGTATGTTCAACCTGAGTAATTTTGGAACAATAAATTTCACTCATAGTGTAATGGGGACCATTAGTGAAATCTATAATAAAAAGAGTCAGATTCTGCTGGGACGACCTCTCCTGAGCCCAGCACACGAAAACAACGAAAACATTCCCGAACAACTCAACATGTATCTCATGAACGTATCACGCGAGATTTATTGCGAAGGACGTCCCATAGAGTTTGACACGAGCACGAGACAGATAGGAGACGTTACATTCATCGACATGAGTGACGGTACAATCACAGATGAAGATGGAAATGTTCTCTTCCAGTGCTTCAATGATTATTTATTGTCAAATGTCGAACCGACACTTTTGTTCATCGAGTCGTTCCATACCCGTACTTGATCGACATTCGTTCGTACTCGTACTCGTTGATGCGACCCTGCAAGTCTGTGAGACTTTGCACCATACTTTTCGACTTGCGATATGTCATTTTCAAGTTTTCAAGTGACAATACGACTGTGTTATTTATGGTCACGTCCGCCTTCATAGCGCGGTCGACAATGTCCACAAGTCCCTTGAGAGTCGCATCTTTGTTCTCGCCCGAGATCCACCTCTGCATCCTGCTCGGATTTTCATCTATGGCTACACCTCCTTTGAATTTCAGTTTTTGTCCGGGTTCAATCTTTTCGAGAACGGACAGAGCCTGAAGAACTTCTTCCATAGTACACAAATGTGCCAAGTTTTTAAAGCATCTTTGCGTGCTCTTTGAGCACCATCACCTGTTTCATGAGAATCTTGATGTCGCGCTTGCGATTATTCTCAGAGACCTTGAGACTCTTATCCGCAGCCCTGAGAAACTCCCTGATGTTCTTCTTGTAATTTTTGACCTTGTAGTCGTATCCCTTGGTCTTGGCGAGAATAACACGGCCAAACATATCGAAAAGGCGCTTGTGCTGCATGACGAGTACGTGCATGATCGCCTCGTTCCTGGGGAGCATGCTAATTGAACGCACCTCGACTGGGACAGTCCCGGGTCTGACAACCTTGGTCACCTTGCCCTTGGACCCGTGCTTGCGAAACATAGCCTTGTTGCCGTACGCCTTGGTCCCGTCCGCCTTTTTCACGAAAAAGACGCTCTTGCCGTTTGGCTTGACGCTGACGTGGATGCGACGCTTCTTGTGATCGAGAAGACTCGTGGATACAGACGCCGAGTTCATTTTATTACTTGCTCATATTTTTGTTGCGGAGTGCCGGTGGAACGGACATCATGTTGGCAATGTTACGGCCGTCGGCGCGCTTGGCAGCCTTGTTGCCCTGCACTTTAACGCGCTTGCCGTTAACCATCTTGTAGACGAAATGTTTGCCACCGACAAGCTTCTTAATACGGCGACCCTGGGCATCAACAAACTCGGTGTTCACAATTTTTTTGACCATTTGTCTTCACAAATATTTTTTTTTTCAGTCGTACAACTTCTTGAACTCTTTACGCGCTGCGGTTGCGAGCTTGCCTTTAATCATGACGGCGGGTTCGCCTGGCTTTTGTTTAATCTTGAGCTTCTTGACCGCCTTGGTCCAGTCCTTGAGCTGTTTAGGCACGTGCTCCACCTTGTACTTGCTCATGTACTTGCCGTCCTTGTGGACGATGTCCTTCTGAAAAAGCGCATCCTGACCATACGACGTCTTCTCTGCAACTCCACTAAACACTTCCGCTCGTGTGCCAACCGTCTTCTCAAATAGATGAGGCATTGTTACATTACACATGGAAAATCTTTTTGATTTCGCGAATCGACAATTCAACATTTTTGTTCGAAGTCGGGAGCTGATGCTCCAGTCTCGGGTCGTTGAGCACCTCCGAACTCACCTTGGACTTTGCACCCTGCAACGCCATCATCGACTCCTCTATGCTCGGCAGCTCCTCCGTGCCCGTGTAGACCAGCTTGCGGACCGTAACCCTGTTCGCCTGCCCCGTCCTGTGACTCCTCGCTATCGCCTGCAACTCCGTCGCCGGGTTCCAAGAAGGCGCCATGATGTAGACCCTCGTCGCCTCCTGAAGATTGAGACCTTGTCCTCCCGATTTTATCTGGATGATGAACACACACGCTCCAGAAAACCGTCGAAACGACTCGAGTCGTTCGACCCGCGTCGCCTGATCCACCGAACCGTCTATTCGAAAGATTGTGTGTCCTCGTCCCTGCAAAGTCTTTTCGATGTGGTTCATCTCCTCCATGAACTGACAGAAAACGAGACTCTTTTCGGTTGGGTGAGTCGCAATCAACTCAAAGAGCGTGTCCATCTTCTTAGAGCGCCCGTCCCACGAACACGAGACCTCGCTCTCCTTCTTGGCCATCCCGTCTATGTACAACTGGGGCCAAATCATAGCCTGCCGCGTCCTGAGGAAGCACTCGAGCAAGTGCATGGTGTGCATGCCGTACGTCTCCTTGTTCATGATTTCCCGCACCGTGTCCTGGGCCTTCTCGAAGACGTCCTTGTAGAGCTTGAGCTCGTCGGGGTACATGTCGAGCTCGACGTTCTTAAAGTCGCACGGGGGCAACTCGAGACGCTTGTTGTACTCGGCGACGTCCTGCTTGGTCCTCCGGAGCACGTACGTGTTGCGGACCTTGTCCTTCAGGGACTGCACGACGTTCTTCGGGATGCCGAGGAAGCTCGAGAGCGCCACAAAGTCCTTCATGGAGTTGTACACGGGGGTCCCGGACACTACCCAGCGAATCTGACTCACGAGCGCCTTCACGTTGACATGAATCTTGGATGAAGAGCTTCGAATCTCGTGGCCTTCATCCAAGACTATTCGCCCCCATCGATATTGGTGCAGTTCGATGGGGGTGCCTTTTGGTTGACCCTTCTTGACCATGACCGAGTACGGAGCAATCACGACATCAGTCTGGTCAAAATTGACACGCGTCAGTGCGCGCTTCGGTCCGTCATAGAGGACGACGGAGAGCCCGGGTGCAAACTTGAAGATCTCATCGCGCCACTGGTTGACGATGGACTTGGGCACGACGATGAGCGTCTTCTTCCCGGGGTTACCCAGGATGGTGGAGATGATCTGGACCGTCTTGCCGAGGCCCATCTCATCGCAAAGGAAGCCACCCTTGACAACCGAGTTGCCGAGCTCGCGCATGAGCATCCAGAGGACGCCCTCACGCTGATACGGGGCAATCAGACGGCCGCGAAGAGTCGAAGTTGCGAGTTTGTAAGCTTCCATTCTTTACAGAAGCTAATGTGTGACGTGAGTATCATCGAGACATGTTTTTTAATTACTGAACAAAACACCTGCGACTCCCGATTTGATACGGAGTACGTTGTAGTTGACTGCATAGATGGTGAGAGTCGTGAGTGTCTGACCCGGTGCAGTCGTAGCGCCGACTATCTGAAGTTTTCCATTGTCCAAACGACTAAAGTTACACGTACCGGTAGGCTTGTAACTTGTTGCGTCGAGACAAAAGTTGTACGTGTAGTACCGTGTGTACGTCGGTGCCATCTGGCTCATGTTGAAGTTGATGATGCCGTATTCGGTGTGATAGTACCCCTGAACAGTGTGAAAGTACGTTGGCGTCATATTCTCAAGAAGGTAATTCCCGTTGAGTGTGATACTCGCATTAGTGAACTTCCAGTACTGAAGAGCGTTGCTCGTCTGGGGGTACCCAAAGTACAAACTCTTGACGGGATGATTCAAAAGGGACAAGTCAACACTGCCAGTGCTTCCAGTGATGCGCTGAACCTGAGTAATAAGAAAGTCAGAGGGCTTCTGTGCAAACTTATCGCGCTCGACAGTGTCTAAATAGATGTAATTTCCGTATGCAGTCAAGTTTGCAACATTCTGGATACTCGGCCCCCACTGTATCCGTATCTCAATCTGGTGATACTGCAGAGCCAAGAGAGGCAAGAACATATGATTGTCGCAAAAGAAGAAATGAAGAGGAAAAAAGTTTATGTTTGATTGAGAAATGTTGTTGTTAATTGTTTGACACTTGGAATATGTTTCAGCCATGTAAATTTGCCACACGTCAGCCATGAAATCAAACGTTTGTGAATCTATTATCTGACCTCCTATGTACAAGTCAAAAGTCGTTCCCGACAAATTACCTACGACGTTTGAACCTTCTAACCACACTTGATTTATGAGATCCCCGTGACTTGTTATGAAGATAGAAGTCATTCCACTATTCTGAACGACACCTGAAAAATCGAGTTGTTTGGGGGTCTGGGCGAAATTCGTGTACCGCGTGTACTTGCTTTTAAAGAATGATGACTCACTATCGTTGTTCATGAGATACACGTCTTGAGCTCCCTTTGCGACAAGAGAAACCAGTGCTCCTGACATGTTATTAATACCCAAGTTAAAAATCTCAGGTAGTTTAAGCATGTGCCTTTTTAAAAAGAAGGCACCAGTACCAGGTGTATTTTCTTTTGTTCGAGACAAAAACCTCAGATTCAGACTTGAACATGATTATACCACTTGCTTACCACTTGTAAAAGAGATACCGAGTGCATGGGAAGAGGTTCGAAGCAAAGCGTGTCCTATTCACTCTGAAACAAGTTACAACATCAGTATGAAAGTCATGGGCTACATTGCGGTGCATGGGTGGGAAGATTTTGTACGATACAAACCATTCATCTCATCATCTTAGCATCAGCTTCTTTTCTGAAGCTGACGAGTTGTTCAAAGAGTGCATTCTTTTGTTTCAGTGATTTCTTCTTTTCACCAGATGGTGCAGACTGAGATCTCGGTCTGAAAGGAGACGTGACCTCTTCGCCATCATCGGTGTTCACGTGGATAGTTCCAAGAGTGGTCATTTAACACTAGTGTATTTTTAACCTGAGTACACATGAGACGAGTTTTTTGGGACTCGAGGTTTTTTAAAACTAGTTGATGAGTCTCCCATTCTCATCAAAGTACATCGAACGGACGTGACTCTTCCACTCTTCGACGTCCACATCCTCTGGGATCACAGCGAAAAACTGTTTCGTCATTTGTTTGGTCCAGGGACGCTTGACCCACTTCCAGGGCTGACAAGAAACGTCAACGTTGAGTCTGAACATGAGGGCCATGTGCTTTCCCACCTTGATTTCAAACGCCTTGGATATAACATCGAGGCCCACGTTGCTACGGCAGTACGGACAGTTCATGTTGTTGTGCATGACAGACTCGGTGATGCACGCCTTGCAAAACACATGGGTGCATCCACCCATTTTGATGGGATCCTTGATGTCGTCTAAACAAATTGGACACGTCTTGTCTTCCAATTTGTTTAGAGGGCTGTGCTGGAGGCAAAAGTCAGTTCCCTCGGAACACTTGCGCGTGCACCTGTGGCCGTCAAGATTGCGGGACCTGTCATACTTGGTAATGGCAGTGCACCTCATTGTTTATTAGTACGTTAGTGCAAACCTGAGTACCTTTCACACAACTTTTTTGATACACACTCTTTTAAAAAAATCAAGAAACGATGACGACTTCTCGAAGTTCATCACACGGTTCTTCAACCACAATCTCCTCCAGAAAGACATTAGTCTTCTTTTTAGTGCAGCACGGGCACACAATTTCCATAATACGATCGAAGAAGTTCATTCTTTACTGGTACCAAACATTGAACCTGAATACATTTGAGACGCACTTTTTAGTTGGTACTAATACACTGTGGTGATTTCGAGTCGCTTGAATTACTTAATGTAGCAACACCCCCAAAATCGCATGTCGCTCCCGAACTACTTTTTTCAGTATAATATTTACTAAACACATATGTTGCGCTATCGTATGGGTTTTGTGTACAAGGGTTTGCCGAGCAGTCCATTTGCCCACATGCGTAGCCAATAGCTTTTTGAAGCTGATCTGATGTAGCTGTTTGTAAAGGAAGACACACTTGGGGACTCGGACCCCCGCTGCATGTAATACCAAACAAACTGTTAACATCACCTCCTCCGAATGCAGTCGAAACTGCTGAAATAAACTTGTTTCCAATCTTTGCATCTGGTGGAGGGCACGTGTTAAGCACACAGGGACCAGGAATTTCATACTGACTTTCGAAACACGTCATTGCGAAATTTCTCTCGGCACCGGTCTTGTTCGTTGGGTCAAAATACTGAAACGAAAAGATGGCTCTTACGTTGGAAACCTTTTGAATGTCTGTGAGATACCTTTGAACATTATCAGACGTCATGATATCAGAACCTGGAGAATATTCAGTCAACATGAATGGTTTTTGGTACGCTGTATCAAACATGTTTTTAATGTCATCTGGTGGGTTCGTAGTGTTTATTGACCCAATGTACCTTGACCCCAATTTCACGTCGAGTCCCTGGTTCTTCATCTCGGCTTCTAACTCGTCTAAGATTACTTTACCAGCAACTCCAGTTTTACCGGTGGATGGGTCGCGGGTTGTATAACTTACAGGAACTGTTATGAGTGGCAAAGGTCCCTGAATTCCAAACTTGCTTTCGGCGTCCAAAACGGCTTGCATGTACTTCACGCAAGTAGATGCCCATGAAGGATTATTCGTGAGTTCTGGTTCGTTTGCAATCATTATACTGTGAACGCACTTTCGGTACTGTTTACCACTTGTAAACTCTTTGCCAAGATAATTGAAGTAGGTACTTGAAAAGTCGTCAGATTTAACATTTATTATGTTGTAATTTGAAATTGGAATATTTGTTTGGAGACCACTGGACTCGAGCGCTCCAAAGTACACGTCGTGAGGCTGGTCCCAGCCAAATTCGTATGTTCGGAGGCACGAAACACCAGCCTTTTTAATGACTGAAAGATCATTAGACCGTGTATCGTTCCAGTTTGCATTACAAATCATATCTGGGAACAGAGACGTATTTGGATCTTTGTTGTTGTAAAATTGATAACAGACTCCTTTTGTTAACGACTGATCGCTGTACGATGACCGATACGAACTCGTGTACAAGAACAGCCCAACTAAACACACAAGTAAAACAATGACAATGAGTACCGTCTTCATGTAGTACCTATATAAAAAAGTATAAAGACGACACGTGTCGTGAATGTAATGACGGATCGCGTCGAACAGTTTTCAGATGTTCAAAGGAAAGCCCTCGAAGTTTTCAAGAAGAAGAACGCCGATTACGGCGACGCGTTTGCCAAGCACGGGCTGGTAGGGGTCCTGATTCGGATCGAGGACAAGATTCAAAGGGCTCTTTCGATATCAAAGTCTGGCGTGACGCTCGTGGACAGTGAGTCTCTTCAGGACACGTTGTTGGACCTTCACAACTACACCGCGATGGCTCTGCTTTTAATAGATGCTTAGGACCTCGGCCACCGCGGGATGACGTTGAATGTCTTCGTGTGAAAATACAATGTGATCGAGGTACTCGAGGTCTTCTCGACCGCCGAGTCTACCAAACAAGTCACGGAGACCGTTCATGTAATGAAGGTCGCTCTGGTCGAGGTCACCTGTGACAACCATTTTGGAATGGTCCCCGATACGCGTGAGAACCATCTTCATCTGGTTCTGAGTGCTGTTTTGCATCTCGTCGGCGATGATAAAACTATTTTTGAAAGTCCTCCCGCGCATGTAGGCAAGTGGGACAATCTCGACATGTTTTTGGACCTTTTCTTTTTCAAAAATCTCAAACATGGGTTTGACCCAAGGCTCCATCTTCTTTTCGAGTTTTCCCGGGAGAAACCCGAGCTCTTCGTCCGCGCTCACAGCCGGTCTCGTTATGACTATGTTATTAATCCTGTTTGTGAGCAGGCTGTGCACAGCCGCCTGACACGCGAAAAGAGTCTTACCGCATCCAGCCGGGCCACTTGCGACGACTATCGCTTTCCTCACGTCAAGGAGTTTCTTGACGTACAAAACCTGAGACGCAGTCTTTGGCACTAGCATGTATATTACAAACAACTACTCACTCTAATACTATTTTGATTGGGTGTTTATTAGACAGATCAACGTCCGGTTTGAAGTCTCCGTAAATAGATACCGTGTACCGAGTGTCCCATCCTGTACCGATTGCCGGTACTACGCGAGCGTGTTTAGACGCCCACCTTTCGGCCTCGAACAGCGTTTCAAACGTGCGAACGTCTTCGGGGTTGCCGTTTGCGTACACCTTGCATATGTAGACCATTTATTTTACTTTCTATTATTTTCATGAACGTTCAATTGCGTCGCGCTCGGGTCAGTCACGTTCGTCCACTTGGGTCTCCAAATCTCTGAAATCAAGTGATCGTTTGCGTCCCCAAACAGTTTCCAGAAAATCTTGCGGTACAGAGCCTCTTCTTTGGTCAAAGGGACGTTGTGGGCTCCAGCATTGCTCTTGATACTGAGGAACTCTTCGTCGGAAATGGTCTTCTCAGCGTGTTCCTTGACACTCTTGACCCACGCGTATCCGACCGCATCGCTCATGCCGTTCTTCTGACGCCACAGAATCTCTGGTGGCAGTTCATTCAAAAACAGCTGACGAAGGTACCACTTTTCTATTCCGTCTGTCGGAAGTTTGAGAGACTGATTCATGTTCATGCCTGCGTCGACCACGTTAATGTCCAAGAACGGAACTCGGAGTTCGAGCCCGTGGGCCGCCATGCACCTGTCCGCCCTGAGACCGTCAAACTGGTGGATGAGCCTGAGTCTCCTCGCGTTTTCTTTGGAAAATGCGTCAACGTCCGGGGCGTAGTGAAAGTACAGGTACCCTCCAAAAAGTTCGTCGCTCCCTTCGCCAGACAGAATCACCTTGCATTCCGAGTTTTGGGAAATGTACTTTGAAAGGAGCCACATGGGAACGCTGGCTCGGACGGTCGTCGTGTCATATGACTCGAGACTCCAGATGACTTGTTCCAAGTTGTCGAGACCTTCTTCTACATCGAAACGAAACTCCGTGTGATCAGAGTCGAGGTACTTGGCCATGACTCGCGCAGCCAATACATCCGGACTTTCCTCGATTCCGACCGAAAAGGTTTTGATGCGATCCTTCAAAAACTTTTTGGAAATGCTCGCGACGAGGCTGCTGTCGAGACCCCCCGACAAAAGAAACCCAACCTCGCGATCCGTGTTGGATACGCGCGTCCGGATGGCCTCGGTGAAAGCACGTTTCATAACTCCCGCCGGGGAGTAGTACCGTTGGAAAGAATCCGAGTTTGAATCGTACACGTGACCTGGAGGAAAGATTTCAATTTTGGTCCCAAACTCCAGCAGAGCCTTGGCCTCGCTGGCAAGAGCTATAGCTGTGTCGGTCTTGGTGTAAAACAAGGGTCGAACTCCAAACGGGTCCCTGGCCGCCTGGACGCTCCATCCGTCCGTGTAGCACATGGCAAACTCTCCGAGGAGCATCTGACACGCGTCGAAAATGCCGTGCTTCTCGATCAGAGGTATGAGACACTCACAATCGTTGGTGGCGTCAGAAAACTCTTTGTGGTTGTAAATTTCTCCGTTGCACACGAGCATTCCTTTGAAGCTCTCGAACGGTTGCATGCCCAGAGTAGACACGTCGTTGATGGCCAACCTGGAAAACTCCATAAAACACTGCTGTAATTGTCTGGAACGTGTTCCATCGGGACCTCTGTGCTTGAGGGTCAAAGACGGCCTGGGACCTTTGCCGAGAACGCAGAGTATTCCACACATTGTTTATTCTGGAACTAAAAACTTTAACAAACATCTTGGGTACTAGTATGAAGTGTCGAAAAATTCCCTTTGCTCTTGACTCGAAAAAGATTGCCAGATCTCCAATGAAAACTCTTGTACTTGTTCTCAACACCGAGAAGAAGTTTCAAAAAGGTCTCTCGATAGGATTCACATATGTGTCATCACTGAAGAGCATGGGAAGGATTCCCAGGTCCAACGGGTGTTACACTCTGGGGAACAAGTACAGATAAAAAAATACCTCACGGTACTTGTAAGAAAAGAAGAATGATCTTCGTCGAGGGAAACATCGGAACCGGTAAGTCCACCTTTCTGACCCACTTGTCCAACGAGTTCAAGGTTATCCTCGAACCCGTGGATGAGTGGACCAAGATGAAAAACGCCAATGGCAAGAATATCATCGAAGAGTTTTACACAGACCCGGCTCGCAACGCGTACCTGTTTCAGTCCATCGCCTTCAGGTCGCGTATGAAGAACATAGTGAACCAGGATCAGGCACTCATCGAGCGTTCAATTTTTACAGACCGCAACATTTTTGCCAAGACGTGTCGCGAAGATGGGCTCATAGGAGACATTGAGTGGCACGACTACGTCTCGTGGTTTGACTGGCTGACCCAGGAGTTCAAGGTTGAGCCCCAGGGTTTCATTTACCTGAGGTGCGAGCCGGAGGTTTCACTTGAACGGATCAAGAAGAGGAACCGTTCAGGTGAAGAGACTATTTCGCTCGATTACCTGAAAAAGTTGCACGAGAAGCACGACGAGTGGCTTCTCAACGAAAAGTCTTCCAGGGTTCTTACGTTTGACGTGAATGCAGAAAGTACTCCAGAGAAGATTCAAGAGATGATACATGTGGTCAAGGTATTTTTCGGATATCAATAAGAATGTGTTTAATGTCTTGTTCAATTACCGTGAGTTTGTTTTCGATTCCATAGAGTATCTCTCGAGTACTTTTTTGTTCTGCTGTTTGAATGTCCATCCTTGTGTACAAGTCGTCTATTTTTTCAGACTGTTTTCCAGCATGAAAAACAAGACCACAAGCTGTCAGGACCAGTGGCACCATCTTTATCAGTTCTTCACGCATGATGATAAGTACCAACATTTTATTTGTCTGAGTATTGTAATGGCTTTTGATATGAGCACAATCAGAAAGAAGGTTCAGTACATTACTGTTGACTCTGATTTTGTCTCAGGCAGTAACAACGTCTTTTCAGTCAACTTTGGAACGGCCACGTCAAACATCTTTGTTCAAGAAATGAGAAATATTGTCGGGCTCAAACTCATTGATTTTTATGTCACACAAATTGCGAGCTTTACACTTGGGACAGATAGTTCAAGTTCAGTGGCCGTCAAGTACATTGATATTTTGTGCCCAGATTTACCAGATGCGGCCCAAATTCTCGACGAGCGTAAAAGTAAAATCTTTGCGAGAGTTCCACTTGAACGCGACTTTTCAGGCACGAGCAACCTTGTCGTAAACGACAAGCAATGGAAATCATTCAACCGCCAAACAAATTACTTTAATCCAATTTCTATCAAACAGTTGAACTTTCAAATGTATGAACTCACAGGTTCAAATACCCCTGGACAAAATGGAACGTACCAGCCGCTTCAGCCAGATGCAGAGTTTTACATGATTCTAGAGGTGACAACTATTGATTATGATGCGGTCACTCTTCCAGCAGAAGACAAAACTGTCAAAGTTGTCGAAGCCTTGGAGTCTCTTGAAAGAAAGTTTGATACATTCTTTGAAGAAATGGTAAACATAAAAACTTCTGAACCGCGTATCATCGAAAAGATACTGCAGTTGCCGGCTCCCGAAAAAGAAGGTCAAGAACCTTCGCCGGTAGTACCCGAAAAGAAAAACAACATCAACATGTACATTTTAATTGCAATACTCGCACTCTTGATCGTGTATCTTCTTAAGAAGTAGCCGGCTCCTCATCGGCTTGGAGAGGACCCGGAGGACCCTGAGGTCCCTCAGGTCCGACAGGTCCCTCGGGTCCTGGAGCGCCATCAGCACCGGCAGGTCCGACAGGTCCCTCAGGTCCCGGAGCGCCATCAGCACCGGCAGGTCCCTCGGGTCCAGTCGCACCCATGGGTCCCTCGGGTCCAGTCGCACCCATGGGTCCCTCAGGTCCGGGAACGCCAACACCCTCGCCTGAAGGTCCCTGGGGACCAGTCGCACCCATGGGTCCCTCAGGTCCGGGAACGCCAGGGGGGCCAGGGGGGCCAGGGGGACCCCGAGAACCCGGTCCCGTGCTGATGGAGTCCGCAATCATGAGCAAGCATTCCCTGACAGCCGCGTCCATTTTACGATGAGATAGAATCAAACTCTTCAAGTCGGCCATTTAATAGTACTAAAGATAATTATTCCTTTATTATCAATGCTTTTTATCGGGCCTACTTTGTTGGCCGGTATAGGTCAGGTTGTTCAAAAGTACAGTGTATTGTATCCTGGAAGCAGGTACGTCGAGTACGGACATCCAGTTGAAAATGATGAACAGGTTTTCATCTTTGCTCTTCCTATTCCAGAAGTCATTCAGTACATCGAGTCCCTGAAACAAAAAACTCAAAAGATCGTGTGCATGACCGTGTGCGAAACCGAAACTGTTCACGAATTGTACGGAAACCTGGTGAAACTCTTTCCGGTTGTGTACGTTCCGAGTGAGTTTTGTCAAAGGGTTTTTTCAAAACAGTTTCCTGAAACAAAGTTCGAGGTGATTCGCCACTACGTACCCACATTCAAGGCTGTCAAGAACCGCGACACGAGCACGTACATCTTCTATCACATCGGAAACGTCATGGATCCGAGGAAACAGACTAAGAAAATCATAGAAGCCTTCATCCGACTGAACCTTCCAGACACGCTCTTGGTCCTCAAGGCGACATGCAAACAACCTGTCACGTGGAAACTTCCACGTGTTCACGTCATCAACGGTCTCTTGTCCGACGCAGAAATTCAGACAATCCACGAGAGGTGTCATTGTTACGTGAGTTTTTCGCACTCTGAAGGAGCCGGAATGGGTGCGATCGAAGCTGCGCTCTGTGATAAACCGGTGATTATCACAGAGTACGGCGCTCCTAAGGAGTACATAAAGACCCCGTACACGATCAAGTGCGGAACAACTACTCTCCCGCAAGACGACTTTTTGTATCAAAAAGGAATGGAATGGGGAAACCCAGATTTCAATCAGTTGGTCGAGTTTATGAAGGATGCGTACGAAAACAAATACACGAAGATGGATCACTCACACACTAGAAGGATTGTGAGCGCTGATGCTGTTCGTTCTCAGATTGAACCCGCTTTTTCCTGAGCACGTAGTCGTCCCAGCCATTCTTTGCAATGCTCTCCATTTCTCGGAGCGAAAGAGCCATAGAAGCACCCGAGTGACCGTCGTACATCTTTGAACGAATCGAGTCCCAGATACGACCATGAGTTTCCCACAAGAAACTAGCAGTTTCATCATGGTTCCTGAGCGCTTCCCAGCATTCGGGTGTGATACATTTGTAATCGTGTGTGAGGGTTTCACGCCACATCTCGTCCTTAATGAAAGAAAAGTCGCCTGGAGTCGCCATTTCTTACTTTAGTACATCGAGAGTCTTAGTTTTATCTGAAAAATACAAGCCTTCTGTTCCACACAAATACGGGTCGTTTCGTGCGTTGTCGGCTTTCGTGTTTACAGGAATACCGTCGGGTACTATTTGTACAAACAGTTTACACCTACCAAGCTTAAAGTGCTTGCACTGGGAACAAGGTCTCAAGTTAATTGCGCGAGTGTACATTTACACACTGTCAACCATCACCTTTAAGTTTATGTAATTCGCAAGGTACACGACGATACCCACGAGGATGACACCCGAAGTCAAGGAACCCTTTTGGGCGATGATGTACATCACTAGGTCATCGATCACCTTGATGTCGGTCGGCTTGGTGACAACCCTGGGGATCACGTTTGCGAGGACTAGGTACAGGGCCATGGCAATCATAACAGGACGAAGAGTCTCGGAGTCAAACATTTATAGTACTCATTTAATTTAATTTACATCAACCATATCTAGCGCGCGATTCAGCATACGTCATAGGCGTCCCGTCGTCGTGCGTCGTCATCGCCTTGAACATCGCTTCCTGGCCTTGGGTTTTCAGAATCTTCATGATTCTCTTGTTGTCCTCGTTCATGCCTGTAACCTTTGCGTACGCGTCCACGTAGTCCACGTCACCATCCTCTTGAAAGAGCTTCCTGACGACACTCCCGAGCTTTTTCACGTCCTCGCGGTCCTCGCGGTCCTCGCGGTCCTCGCGGTCCCCCTTCTTCGGTGCATTTGGTACGACGGGAGAAGACATTTTACTAGTATCAGAAAAACAACATGAGTACCACCGAGACATGTTTTTTTGAGTACTCATTTTTTTTAACGTCTTACACATCAAATAGTTCCAAATCCTTAGCTGAAACTTGATGCTTCTTGCAAAAGCGCCCACACGTAGCCTTGAACTTGCACGGTGTGTTGTTCACGTTGAACGCTTGACACTGGAGCTTGACTGGTACGTGAACAGACTCGTTGACGAGGTCGGCGAGTCTCCTGGTGCACAGGGCAGCCTTGGCTCGCTTCGCTTCTTCGTTCATGGCATGAATCTTTGCAAGACGAAGAGAGTACATGTGTATGAATGCTTCTTTTTCACGAGGATTTCCATGAAGAGGAAACATGGGATGAAACTGAATAATGGTGTTCATTGTTTATTTGTACACTGTGTTTGACGTGAGTACATTTCAGACACGTGTTTAGATTTCAACTCGTTTTCATAATTTAAATGTATTGTTTATTAACATTATATTCTTCTTCACTTATTAATCCAGCATTTTTAAATATATCTAAACGCATGTTAAAATTATTAATTATATTAGTGTCATGATGTATAAAAGATTTATATATTAAAAATGTATCTTTATACATGGGATTAAAATCCCATCCACAACATATTTTTTCTTTATCAAATCGATTTATTTTCAAATTAGAATTATTTTTTAAATGTTCGTTTATAACTTGTTGATCCCAACCTTTTTTATCAATTAATTCGTGTAGAATGTTTTCAAAAAAAGTCAATGTTTTTTCATTACACTTAATTAGTATAATACCAATATTATTATAGTGATTTTCGTCAACAAAACACAGGTCATTATCTATATATAGATTGAAAAAATTAAATAATTTATCTACATTATTAGAATTAATGAATATAGTAGCATCAGTAAATATAATTGATTGTCCTAAATTTTCTTTAATTTTCTGTATTACTAACTCTATCTTAATAGAAACTCCTCCCCAGAATGTATGTGTAGAATAATTATTTAAATTATCAATTTTTATAGCTTCTAAATCAAAAACTGAACTAATATTTTTATATATATGACTGTAATAATATTCATAGAGTTGAGAATAAAAAAATATAAACTTCATTTCTAATAATTTATAATTATAAAATATGATTTTTACACACTTGAGGAGTACAGTCTATGGTCTGGACACCAACACGAAAGTGTGGCTATTGTTATTAAAAACAATGCATGTTTACAACATAAATGATTCGATTTGTGTTGGGTTTTGTGTTGGGAATGTTCGTCAACCAAGTTGGTAGAGAAATGGAGAATGATGAAGACGACGACGAGTAGCTTAAAAACGAGTGTCACTCTTTGAATACAAATGGCTTTCGATAAGAAACTCATCAAGCGTGTCGAGGACCTCGGCGATGACCTCAAGCAGGCCAAGAGCGATCTGAACAAGGCTATCGTCGAGACTGACTTGTACAAGAAGTTTCTCAAATTTGTTCTCGAGGAGAATATCGCCGAGAAGCCCGCCAAGGCCCAGGCGCTCAAGCTCACGCTCGAGTTTTACAAGGGTCAGGTCTAAGTGCTGGATGCTATGCTAGACAGGTACAAGTCTGTGCTTCCCGATATGTCCGGGTACTTTTGCGTCGCCCTGTCATTAATCATTTTTTGAACGTTTCGTATGTGTTCTTCAAACTTTTTAAAGTCCACACCAGTCTGACGATGAATTTCGTGCGGCGTCGCGAGCTCTTTAAGTGAGAGCAAGTACCCCATCGCGTAATTCGAGTGGGTCATCCCGGTCAACAACGACGCATCTTGCTGCGCGGTTGTAGCCCAGTGTGCGCACTGCTGGACCATTTTTCGTATGTGCGACTTTCCCCGATTTGAGTACATGACGTACGCCACGAAAAGCACAAGTAGTCCTATAAAGTAGTACATCTACAATGTGTACACAAAAAAATGTGTCTCAAAGGTACTCGGGTCAAAGGTACGCTAATAGTAAAAAGAACAGATGGTGTACACATTCCCCAGTGTTCCAAATGGCTGGATGCTTGACACTGTCGTCGATTACTCTGATATACCAATGCGCATAGCGGGTCGTCTCGTGGATGGCATGGCCATTCTGTACCACATTGTAGACGACAATACCCTCGTTGACGTCACGAGGCGACCCAGGGTCCAAAGGCGCCCCGTGCGCGACAACGTAGATCGAATCTACGAAGAACTCGTCAAGCTCATCGACGTCCCACTCCCTCGTTACGGTCACTCACGTGTCATGTACGTGGGATTTCCGCAATCTGGCAAGTCCTTGGTCCAGTTTGTACTCCTGTGGCAGTCGTGCTTCGTTCACGAGAAGGGTACAGTTCACCTTCTCATGAACAGGGTTGACTCACTACTCCAAAACATGAGTCGCGATTACCCCGACTTGTGCAAGAAAATCAAGGACATTTGCGAACGTCTGGAAATCCCCGATTACCAAAACTACATTTTCGATTACACCCCGTTCCCATCATACGCCCGCATAGAGTCCGAGGCCGACTCGCTGTACACCGTCTACGTGGCGATGGCGAACGTCTCACAGTTGACGCGTGTCAAAGAGCTGACGCGAAACAACCGTCAGACTATCGTCTTTGACGAGGCTGACATCTTCATCCAAAAGGAGGACAAGCCAGTCATGAATCTCATACAAGAGATTTCCTCCGAAGCCGAGCGTCAGTATGAGTGCACAGCCACGCCGTTCTCCAACTTCAATGAGGCAGGGCAGGTGTACGACGCCGTCATCAAGATTCCTCCCAAGAGCGAGTACCGTGGGTACGACAGTGACAAGATCCGTCATCACATTGTCCCTCACGAGGACATTGATCAACTCACTGACATTCTGGAGGATATCTTCCAGAAGGACACTGGCGGGTACAAGAACATCACACTCGTCAATGTTGACTCACACATCGGGAGTCAGGAACGGGCCGCGGCGAAAATCGAAGCCGCGTTTCCCGGACAGGTCATCATACACGTCATGAACTCCAAGTCGTCCTCTTACGAGAGGCCTCTGTCTGATCTCATGGACCAGATTGCCAACTCGGACGACACACGCCCAGCAGTAATCGTCGCTGGTATGATGGCGTCGCGCGCCGTGACCTTTCGGACGTCAAAGGCCAATCCCAACCAGGCCATATTGACCTCCATGGTCTACGCACCGTCGAAGCATGCGAACCAGACGACCCTGATGCAGGCACAGCGCCCCTATGGCAACTACGACGCCACGTGTCCGATAATCGACGTGTACTGCACGCGTGAAGTCGAGCTGGCTGTCAGGCACTCGTTCCTCAACAACTCGGCCATTGCCGAAAGCGTCAGGCCAGGTAGGGAGTCTCGGAAATGCATCGAGGAAGTGCCGGTCAAAATTGTCCAGAACAGAAAGTTTTCATCTTCTGATGATTCGACATTTGAGAAGCTCGAGTACATGGAGTTTACGTCTGTCAGGAAACTACTGAAGTTTGTGTGCAACAAGTTCAACAAGTTCAGGTTCCGTGACATCGTGATAACATCGGAGTGTCTCACACATGTTCCAATCCCAGAAGGCGGATATCGAGACGAGATTAAGCAAGCGATCAAGAACACGTTGACGAGTGGACATCGCAAACGTGTTCATGTTGCCTGGAGCCCGGAGAGGTACAACCAGTTGTTTAGTGTGAGGAACCGCTTGCAGCACCCGCACTACA